ATACTTCTCGAGCGCTCCGCAAAGACCCATAGTTATGAAATGGTATATACACAATGGGGTGGCATCTGGCTTATTGCCTGGCTTGGAAAACTGATGTATCCTAACCGTGATTAAATTCTCCCTGGCGATTTTACCAGAAACAGTGACGATTCCCTTATCCATCCCTATCTTCCAAAAGGATAGTGGCGCACGAAGTACCTTTATGCGGATGCCGTCTTTGATGCGATGCACTACTCGTTCCGTCATCGCGAACATAGGATAGTACCCGACTCCATCGATCAGAATTCTGTGATTGTCTATGTATGGAGCATGTACCGGCATTTGAAATAATTGATTCTCGAATTCAAAATCAAATATATAGAGCTTGAACGTACTTGGTTGTATGTTCATTCTCTTGTTGATTAATTTATCTTTCAGGTAATACTGAATGCGATCCTCTGGAGTCGCTCGCTTGTAACCTAAATAGAGTAACCTCTTCCCAAAGAACAGTTCCAATTCCTTAAACAATTCATCTAGGTATTCTCCTACCCCCTCGATTTTTCTTTCTCTAAAATTTAAGAGAAGGTCATCATTAAACTTAGGCAACTGTTCTGCTACGTCTCCAAGGATTCTATCCCATAACGAGCCCTTAGCTGGTATCATACGTACCCCCCTTGTTAAAATTATAGGCTAACATTTCTGTGATTACGACCCCCCTATTTCTTCCACCAAGTCTTAGCCATAAGCGTCACACAAGCCCCCGCAGCTGCAGCGACCGCAACTACTCCAGCTTTACCGGCAGTCCATTTCGCCGTAGTTGCGCTGTGCTCGGCTATAGCTTCTTTATTCTGCCACTGCCTCTCCGTAGACTCATATCCTGCCATTTCATGTTGCATTTTGTTAGACTCATGAAGTAGTTTCTTTTCTGTTTGATACTGTTTTGTTTCTGCGTCAAGCTCCTTTATCTTAAGTTCGTTCTCGTTCTTTTCTATATCCCAGGCCATTTTTTCATTCTTATGCTTTTCTTTTTCTAATTTTAATTTTTCGGCAGCTACCTCTAACAGATGTGAGTCCTTTCTCCTTGCAGCTTCTTCCTGTACCGCAATAGCCTTCTTAGCTTTATCGAACCCAACCGTATAAATAATTCCATCTACTTCTACGGTTCCGTCCTTAGTCAGAGGCTCTTGAATTATTGTAGTGTCATACTCATCCGACCTTCCGAAATTTCCTACTGTCGGAACAAACTCAAAGTACCCATTCGGGTATAAATCTTCTTTTGTATTGACAGAAGCACGCGCGCTACATATCAATCCTGGAGCTACGCACCACCCAAGCTCCCCCACCCTGTCAGAGCTAAAAATCCTAAATCTCATTACCCACTCAGCATCCATAACGTGTCGAGAAGCGCGTTTGGTAATTTCAGTTGGAGACCTTGGATTTGTATATGCGGATTCTGGTGGATGGTATATTCCAGCTTTTAGAGGACGACCATCCTTTCCCTTAGGCTTAATAATTAAAACGGCCTCTTCGGCTGTTAAGTAAAACGTATCTCTTGTTGCAATTTGTTGGGGACTAATGAGGACCATACCTCGCTCGGTCCCATCCGCTACAGTTTCTTTCCCACTAATGTAGTCATACATATTATCGTCTGTTGGTTCGCCGTAGGACGTATGCAACAAAATTGAATTGTTTAATACATCTCCTTGTAAAGTAATTGGGTATATTGTTGGTGGAATGACAATCAGTACATTGCTAATTGTCACAAGGCCAATATGACTGTTGGTGTAATTAAATACCTTCGTATTGTGAGAGAACCCACAGGACATAGCATCCCATGGAATGTAATTACTACAGTCACTATGGAAATTAAAGTCCGTCTCCAATAGTGGCATCTCTATCCCGTCCATATCAATAAAGTCATCCATGATATCCCCTCAGATTATTTATTTTAACACGACTTAGTTTAATATAGTTCAGATAAATAATATAGGTTTAAAAAGTAAATGGACGTGTCAAGCATAAACACTATGAGCTACATATCATAGCTCATAGTGTTTTATTTTTTACTATCATAATATTAAAAATTTACATACTTATTGGTCAAGGTCATAGTCATTGCCCACTTGTTGTCATCGCCCATACTTGCCCTTCCTACTTTTGGGTTCTTTGCACTTATCTTACTCACAGCTTGGATATCAATTGCGCGCAGTGTGCTGCTGGGCGGAGGGGATGGTGCTGGGTGCGATCGTCTCGGTATCGCTGACGATGTTGTTAGTTGCTCCCCGGACATATCGAACATCGCCATTAGATCCATAAAGCTGAGTACCTGCTCGTCCTGTTCCGCTGGCGTGCTTGTTTTCGGCATCTTTGCTCCTATCCGTAACAACTTTGTTTTTTTATCTACTATCTCATCCGGGCCAACTATCGCTACAGTAACTGCAAACCCTTTAACGTTCCCCACATCGATTAGAGCATTAGCCTGGTCTAAGAATGTTTTTTTCGTGTAATTGTCAAACAATTTGGTGCAATCAGCTAGGCCACTTAAAAAATCCCAGTCATTAGTAGATATTCCAAGATCTATGAGAAACTCAAACTCTAATTTGTTCTGCAGATAATTAATGTCTAAGTCTGGCAAATTCAAGCCCTCGCATATGTTCAATGCCTTCTTATAGAGTGGGTGCTTTGCTATCGCTTCATCGAGTTTATTCTTTGCGTGCATTATAGTCTTTGATGTAGTTGTTACTTGCCCGACGATTCCAGCTATAGTTAATTTTATAGGTTCTATTACATCCCTAAGCGCCATTATATTTTTAGACACGGAGACCCCAAGGTCCGAAACTTTTGATAGATCAAAGAGTGGAGAACTTTTATTGAGATTGAAGTTTTCACTCGTGTAGTTCTTTATGACTGTGGCTTTGGCTCGAGCAAGATCCGAATCGCTTTTAATTGGGATACCGGCCTTAACGCTCAATAGAGCTTTTTGATTGCCGGACAAAACGGAAACATCTTTAGATACTGTTGATTTATTTGGAGAAGATAGTATCGGCGACAATGCCGGTTTGGTTTCTGTGGTTACAAAAAGATTGCTTGACATTAGTTCCTCCAAGTACACCAATTACATATTACTATCTATATGCATGGCTCTAAGAAACATAGATAATATTATTGGGGACTTCGCTCTTGTGTGATGGCCGAGTGATCCTAGTTCTCCAACCCCGGTCTCTTCTATTTGTCGTTTAAGATCCGAGTAAGCCGTTTGATCCCCTCCCCTCACTCTAAGTAGTTCCAGAGAGGTGATGTCAAGTCCGCTTGCGTGTAGAGAGTGTAGTTCGGGATTGGATATTCCGGCGGCCCTGTCCGCACCAACTACTTGGTCGTCCATCCCACTTATAAGAGTGTCAGATTCTGGTATTGATATTTTTTCATCGAGGAATTGTTGCGCTCTTCGCACAGACATTTGTACTACTGGATACTTTTTATTAGTCAGGTACTTGATTCCGGTAGCATCATCAGTTACCCAAATTCGATGATATAAAACAACTCCGAGTTCTTCCATAATGTCCATCAGTTGTTTTATAGTAAGACCCTTTGTCATATTTGGGCGCACTAAATGTATCTGTTCTTTGGCGCTTCTAAGATTATCCATGTATTCCGTGAACTGTCCATCAGTCATAGCAGAGAGTCTTCTATGAAGGTGCTCTCTATTTTTTCCGGTAGGATCTAATTTATCATACCATTTAGCTAAGTGCTGCATTATAGCTTTTCGTTTCTCAGACACGTTCATAGTACTCACCTCCTCATGTATGAGTTATCCTATAACATCTTAAAAAAAATAGCCCACGGTATTACACTGTGGGCTATTCGTCACATTGCCAGAAGGTTATGGTGCGATGGTGATCCTTTCTGCCACGACTGTTTTTGGAACAGCTGGATGCTTCGTCAATCGTATGGTGGAAGGGTTATTGCTGCCAGAAATTGTCAGCATTGTTTTTTCTTTACCGTCCATTATTTCTTCCACATTAGGTATCCATAGATGTTTTACCTTGGCTCTACGTAATAAGCTATCCGGAATAGAAATATGTACAGGATCAGCGAGTGCCCCAACCCATAATATTTTGTTATCACCTATCGGCGTTAGGACCAATTTACCCTCTCCTCCTTTGATTACACTCAATCGGACTTTATTTGGTTCCTCCGTGTTCCCGTGAATTATCACCATTTCCTGGGCGGCAACTGAGGATACCGCCAATATATCGTTCTTAATGCCTACGGAGTTAATGGTCTTTCTGATAGGAATAGCACGAAGTCCGGTGGTGGTCACCTTCCCAGATTCATAAATTGCAGTACACAATCTTTTCCCAACTGGCGTAACCGATAACGTAGAGTTTAATTTACTTCCTATCCCATTAACTCGGAATATCCCCCCAGTGTCTTTGGAAAATACCACAATATTGGTGAGTGGCCAGACGGATGTTAGAATCTTTGTTCCAAACAAAGATTGCGGTAAGTCCGTATGTCCTACTGCTGATACTGTAGTGTCAGTCAATAAATACTTAAACTTATGTGTTGGATTGAACATGTGGATAGATCCATCGGCACCCCATTCGGCAAGAATCGATTTTAACTCTTCGATATTAAAGAATTGGATGATTCCAGTTTCTGTCACCTTAACATATCCTTGGAACGCGGTAGCCAACTTCCCTTTCCTGTATGATTTAGATCCAGAGGATTCCGTGCCTTTGGCGTAGACTCTTTTAAAATACTGCGCGTCTGCTGTGATCCTTTCCGGAACCATTTTTGTCTGCTGAATGAGGTCTAATTTTTTTGCTCTAACCTCATCCAATTCATCCTGAAGTTTGCCCTTTCCCTTTGCGGTCAACTGTTCTAATTTGAGCTTAAACAAGAACGCAACCTGCCATTCGGTGAGTTGAAATTTTTTACACAATGTACTGACCACTTGCGCATCCTCTTTCGCGTTATCGAATGCCTGCACTATTTCTACAGAATGATCTCTCACCTTAAGCATAGCATCTAATTCTCTAAGCTTCAACAGATATTCTTCCTGCTTTGACTTCAGCTCAGTTTGGATACTTTTATACCGGGCATCATACCAGTCTGCAAGTAACTGATATGGATCTCGATGGGAAATCCTCGCATCTAAATCTGCCCAGTGCCATATCGGCTTCCAACTCTTTGAGAACCTAATTATTCGCTTTAGTGGTTCCAGCAGCGCGAATGGATCTCTACCACGCTTAACCATAAATCGTATTTCCGCATAGTCCATTCCGGAGGAAGTATCAAGCACGGCCTGAAAATTTTTACCTATCCAGCTATTTTTATCTCTAAGCATTGGAATAAGTTTTTTCTCAAGCTTGCTTGGGCTTGTTTGGGGAGGTAGTGTCCGTACAATTATCAATCCCGGCAACACCTCGAGGATACCGTCTATCTGAACAGTGTAGTTAAACTCACCGCGCTCGAGCTTACTTATAATTTCTGCACTGTTCCTTATCAGGCAATGACTGGTAAAATCTGGCAACAGCAACCTGCTAAATTTTTTATAGTGCCGTGCTATTCCGCTAAGCTCCTTTTTAGCTTTGATGTAAGACTCGACTAGATCGCATATACAGGATAATTCATGTACTGGTATTTCCGATTTAAACCCTATCCCTATTCCAAAATTTCCAGTGAGGAGTGTCATTGGTAGTCGAGGTATATAGTGACCTACCTCGACTCCTTTTCCTGATTCTGCCGGTCTTGTCGGAAGGGATAGTCGTGCGACCCCATTGAAAAATACGTCTCTCGCAAATGGACTGGAGTTTGCTTCCAGGTAGCGAGCCCCGGCCGGAGTTGGATCGGCATACGATCCTTCTCCTCCATGAGGCTCTACCAACGGGAGTACAGTATTAAACGGCTGCATCAGTTTGCACATAGCTTCGTAGATCGAACTATCCCCATGCGGATGTAGCTCTAACACCCTCCCGACCATCGGATAGCATTTATGAGGCTTATCCATTGTACCAAAGGTAGTTACTATCCTTCGGTGAACTTTCTTTAGCCCGTCTATACAGTTAGCAAACTCTCGCTCTACTGTTTCTAGCCCATAGCGTTGCATATTGCGAACTACCGATTCCGAAGAGGTCAGTTCGTCTGCCCCTTCGGGTAGAGCGATCGCCTGTTGAATTTTTAATTTCGCCCGGGCATTGGCATCGTCGTAAGGACTTGGGTTAAGCTTGCTCAAATATCTCCGGAACAGGGACATATCTTGACTTGTTGTCATTGGTTCCTCCTAATATTTGTATTTAGTAACACTGCCTTCCTGGTCCTTAAGTTCGAACGTAATGGATAGTATATCATACCCAAACACATCAAGCACCTCTAAGAATTTGCGGTTTGTAATTCTTTGAGATTTCAAGCATTTCAGCAGATTTCCTTTTGGCGTGTTCGTCTCGCTCGGTAGCAATCCCAAAGTAGTTATTGCGTATTCTTTAAACTTCTCACTAAAGTATTCCGGGGTGATATGGTTGTTAACAAAGATCATTCGTAGAATTCGCGTCAATGCGTGTGGGGTATTTTGTACGTCCTCTTCGGTGTACATCGGTGTCCCATTTTTTGTTCCTACGGGTACATCTGTTTTAACATTAAACCGTTCCAAAAATTCTTCGTCAGTTTTCTTGGGCAGTACTTTTGTGGGGGAATTTCCCCCAGTGCCTGGCATATCTTTTGCCATTGGTAACCCTCCGATTAAATTATTCAGTGACTAATAGCTTCCTTGCTAATGGATCTATCCCCAACATGCTCTCCAACACTTCGACATCTCCAACTTTAGTTATCGATACGAATGCACGTGTTGATGGCCTTAAGCATGTAGTCTCCAGATCCGCTGGTTTCATCTCCCCCAATCCCTTAAATCGTGATACTTTAAATTTGCTGTCCAACTGGCTAAGTAGATTATACAGTTGGATAAATGTTTGCGGCTTTCTTTCATTTGTTGCGGTTACTATGTACACTTCAAACTTGTCCCACTGGATATTCTGCAGCACTGGAAGTATAAAAGCTCTTATATCAGACTCAAGATTAGTGAGTGATATAGTTATATCTTCTTTGCCGACCCCTATCGTAAGACTATTGTCTGGGGCGTAAAACTCAACTAAGTCTGCTTGCAGCATTTTTCTTATCTCGACAGTATTCGGAGCCTTTCCGAGATAGTCTACACAATGCGCCAGTTGTTCTATTATTCCAGGGGATATGGCAAGGTTGTTAGCAACTTCAGTTATTAGAGATCCTACGCGATCAACTAGATAACAGAAATCCCTAAACGCCAACCCTGTCAGTAAGGATACTCTCTCCGTGAGTAAATTCTTAACCTCTATGTTGATGATACTTTGGTATACCTTTGATACCTTAGTATCCATCAGTGCACGATGGTCCTTAAGAAATAATTTATTATTCTTCGTCGCCAAAGCGTATAGTGGTGGGTTGCTCACATACACATATCCTTTCTCCAAAAGCAATGGATTAATTTTATTAATAAATCCCTGCACAAGCGAGATAATGTGACATCCGTCTATATCGGCATCGGCCAATATAAAAATACCACCCCTAAACTTTAAATTATCCAAGTTCTTATCGTTCGGGGTTATACCAAGTATCATACTTAAATCTTGATACCTCTGATTACGGTACATGTTATCCTCAGTTGATTTTTCGGCATTCATCGGTTTGCCTCTAAGTTTAAACACGGCCTGATATTCGTTGTCTCGTACACGCCCAACAATACCACCAGCAGAATCCCCCTCTACTATAAACAATTCTCTCCGATTTGCATCATCTGTAACGCACGCCAGGTAAGCCTTAGGGTTGTGTAAGTCTAAGTTGAGATTCTTAAATCCCTTAGTAACGACTAAGTTTTTATTCACATAGATCTGATACTTTTCGATAATGTCTTCTTCGAAAAGCAAGTATAACTCCCTAATGGCATCCGCTTCCCATTCGTTCAGCGCACTTATAATATGTTCACTGTAATTCTTTAAAAATATTTTATTCTTAAAGTGGTTCTTCGTTTGTCCTATGAAGGTGGCATCAGTGTATCTAACCCTTGCCCATCCGCATATAGGCAGTTTGTAATCATTTAAGAAGAATTTCTTCGTATTGTCGTGATCTATGTACTTTGATAAAACCTGTTTGACCGCATTAGATAGACCAACTATGTGAGAAGAGTTAGTATCGTTGATGACTATAGAGTTCACCGTCCCGATCACTTTCCATGGAATTAATAGTCTTGGAATAAGTATTCCGATGTCGTAACTTATCCCGTCCGATCCTATCTCTTCCTCTGATACTTTACTTAGTGTGGCGTACTTAGCTATCGTGGAAGTTATCCCAAATTTATTCTTTATCCACGAAACACGAGACACGTTCTTATCTGACTCAAACACCGTCTTGCCGGTAAGTCCTTCAAAAAACTGTGTGATCTGATCCGGCGTTCCCGTGCTCAGTAATTCATCAGAAATCCAATCCTTAGTTTCGGTTACTCGTACTGTAAGATTTGGTATGAATACTGAAGCGAGTTCTAGTTGCTCTACCATGACGTTTATACCACCATCCTTCTTAAACGTATCTATCCCAGTAAATATCTTCTTATCAGGCTGATAGATTATAGTTGTTCCAACAGAGTTTCCTTCTGGAAAAGGATCATGTCGCTCAGAACGTAATAGTTTTCCTTCTCGTAGATACGCCAATTGTGTACCCTCAGCTCTTCTGGACATGGCACAGAAATTCGTACTAACAGCACAAACACAAGTTAGGCCTACTCCATGTAATCCCCCGGTACTCCCATACGCAGCAGATGATTTGCCGCCACTATGCAAACGGGTACATATGACCGTGAGGGATCCCAAAGGAATCCCTCTTCCGGTATCGGTTATGTATACTTGGTATCCTGCTTCTGTAACATTGAACACGACATTAACTTGATGTGGTATTGATGAGTTGTGCTCTATCTCGTCCAAGCTGTTATCGATCACTTCGTTTCCGCAATGTGTTTGGCCACTTAAAGATTGCACATCCCCAATATACATTCCGGTGTTTTCGCGGACAGCCTCAGTTCCTTCTAACACGCGGATACTTTCTTCGTCGTATACTACCTCTACCTTGCTCATATTGCCCGTCTCCTCTTTATAAAGAGTTAGTTATAATTTGTTCATAATGGATAATCTATCAAACTAATAATATATACACCATTGTCGACTGAGCAGAAATTTTCTCAGTATTGAGACTGCCCGAACAATGACCGAAGGTGGGGTATGAGAAATTATTACCGTTCTTCTGTATAGTTATATTCCCCAATAGTACAAAAATACTAAGGACCAAGGGCAGTATACTGCCCTTGGTCCTTAGGGGGAATTAGCAACAACTAACCCATTACTTTTATTACACAATATGCTGCAAGGCGCAACCATGGATTTTTCTATAGATGTGATGATTATTCCTCCTTATTAAATTTATGTTTCGCTTACCTCACACCGCCCATAGATTTGCTTCTATGTTCCTTCGGTTCACCAATCCCTTGAGACGCTTCTTTACCTTTGTACCGGATGAGGTATAGACGGTAACATAAACCCATCGCTTTAGCTCGGTCGGAACTTTAGAGTAATTCCCATCATTAAGAGTCCGGTACAGAGTGGATTTTGCAAAATTAGATCTACCAACATTGTAGATGAAGGACAGTAAAACTGCAACTTGAGTATTGGTTAGTGCTACAGTCACCTTTGCGAGCAGGAAGGCATGTAATTCCAACACATGCTGTCGGAGCATAGCGTAGGCCTCTTCCTTTGTGACGCACAGATCTAACTGATCTTTAGATATTTGCTGGCCATAGCCAATCGCATGACCGCCCACATCATCATACGGCGTTGCGCGGAATCCTTCCAACTTGGCAATATTTTTTATAGCCAGTTCCACGGGAATGGTCTCTACCTTTGGCCCCTGGTCTGATTCGAGTAAAGCACTGTCAGGGCACCAAGAATCGTCGATAGTAAAAGTGAACGCTGTAATGGCAGAAGCCATATTACAGTGGGCGATAAAGAATGTAATAACTACAAGAACTACTTTATGGTATTGCATAGTAAACCTCCTTTAAATAAAAAAGATGTAATCATATCGGAAAGACCGAGCCCAGTTAAGGACCCGGTCTCTGACATCAATAACTTGACTCGGGTCGGGTCGTGTACCCATCATAAACTATCTTACCGGGGGGTAAGAAAACATACACAAACAATCTAAGTAAGCGTAATACTGGCAAAACCTGTCACGAACCCGTGCGTAACAACAACGACGTAGCTTCGTTCAGGAGAACCTACCGATCCATGTCTAGAGTTTTGCGGGAGCTTAGATAAAATACACGACCCGACAATCGGGAATTGGCTCGATGTAGGATTGTAGCTACAGGCCATAGCAACAACCCCCTAATTAGTCATCGCTCGGATACTAATTCCGAGAAAACTACTACAAAATCGAGGTCCGGTTTACACATAGTATAACGACGGAACTTATTTTTTAAAGAGGAGCATGACTATGGAAACTAAAGAACCCTTAAGTATAGACAACTATTTTGAGGAATTAGATAACGAGTTAAACCAGACAAAAGCCTCTCGCGAACTCCTGATAGAAAAGCTGTTGAGTGTGGTTGGCACTACAGAAATCAATCCAACTCAAGACGCACCAAGAGTAACCGAGGTAAAGTTAGCCTGCATTAGAGAGGCGGCTTCCCTATTGGTTGAGAAGGAAAGGAGAGCTGAAAAACTAACTAAACTTAACCTGGCAAAGAAAATAAACGAGGATGACGCAGAAACAAGCAGCAATATTTCCAACTTTCTTAGAAGTATAACTAAGGATGTGGTGCCCGGTAATAGTTCCACCTCCAAAGATGTTAATGTGGAAGAGGCTATCGCGCAAGCGCACAGAAAATCTGGAATGACGATAAGTAATGGTGAAACCAGAACAGATAGCGAGGATTATAGCTAAGATGAAATCGTGCTTTTCTCTTTATATTACTCATGTAGGCGATCATCGCCTACATGAGTAATAGTGTTATCGCTCAAGCTTGGCAATAATCGTATTTACAAAAGTATCTGCTTCTAGTGCCGCTCGGACGGCTTGGACATCAAGTCGAAATGGAGTCCCTTCTCGTAACTTTGCGTTCGCAGCCATTAGGAATGTGTAACATGACTCAACTCGCTTACGTTCCTGGAGACTTAGAGTTCGTATGTACTGAAATACACTCTTCTCGTGCATGATAGTGTTTTTGTACTCTCCGATAAACGTAAGGAGGGTCTCTGCGGCCTTTGCATCGTTGTCACTGAGAGCTTGTCGTATGACAGAAGCAAGTTTTTTGATGAGCGTCCTCTTGTCGTCCTCTTTAATACAGGACTTACAAGCCTTCACGTAATCGATAAGACTGTGCTGGAGCGGAGTCAGCTTAGCTGCAGCTATTGGGTTGGTGTCATCCTCCATTGGAGGTGCTTCTGGAGGGTCAATCGGTACTTCAGTATCGGTTGGTGCTTCAATGGCCTCGGAGGACTCAGTTGGTACTTTCGTATCAGTTACTTCAATGGCCTCCGAGGACTCAGTTGGTACTTCGGTATCGGTCGTTTCAGTTGGCACTTCGGTATTCAGAGTTGGCTCGGTAGCCTCCGGCGGCTCTTGCTTTGATGGTTCCTTAGTAGGTATCACATTCTCTCCTTTTGCCTTAGTTGTTCTAGATTTAGATTTTCTAGTCTTTGCCTTAATGGGCGTTTTACCCTTATCTTTAGTTTCTGTTGCCATGGTTGCACCATCCTTAGGTTTGGTTATTAGTTGTCCAGCTACTACAGGCAGAATGTTTGCTTATAGTATTTCCGTTAATAACACTAATTGCCCGAACTCCAAAATAATGATATATATTTGAAGCTTACTTGGGAATCCGCCATATCGAGAGTGTCACATATCAACTATGTAATCAAGTACATCTATAGTTTTAGATTTGATTACGGTACCATGGACTGATTTCATGGATAAGCTAAGGAACGTGGAAGTTACCTCCATCGCACTCATACTTATTGAACCAGTACCTATTTTTTCGTAGGTATCACGGGTACACTTATAACATATCCCTCCATGTTGTTCGCAATACATTGGACTCCTAAGCTTAACAACTTTATTAACTAAGCTGTTTGCTAATTTTTCATCCAGTGGTTGCGACTTCGCCCCGATAACTATAGTTCTTCCGAGTAATCCGGGTATGTCCTCTTTCTTCAAGAAGGTTTCTAAGCCTCGAGTAGTCCCACAGTCGTCAGCAACTACCTCTAAGTCTTGGAATATGCGAAGAATGAACTTAGTCTGCTCGCCACCCTTCGCCGTCTCCTTCCCACGGCCATAGATACTCTTTCTTGTCTCATTTGCCCTGACATGAAAGTCACTTACCTCCCACCCCTCCTCTAAAGAGTTCTCTATGAACTCAAATTCGGATGGATCCTCCGAGAATGCCTGTATACCTCCAACGGATAAGAACATTTTTTTTCTATGAACCTCTATAGTCTTAGAGCCCTGTGCCTCATATACTGTGGTAGCCTCATCTCCCTCAAGAAACTTCCTATCCATTGCAATAAGTTCCTGCTCTATTCGCCTAATCACCAGTGGATCATGGAGGTTTGCCCTGTTCTCTTCTATAAGTTCCTCTTTTCTCTTTGCTATCCTTGGATCCGTGTACAACGAGCGTGGAGTTGACGATGGTGCATTCAGTTTGGTGAAGTGTCCTAAGAAATATACATGATCCATGAATGTTTCAAACTGAGCTATGGACACCTTATCCTCCAAAACAAGCTTAGCTACAGTCTTTTCCAATTTTCGCTGATCCCATTGCTCGTTAACGTACGAGATGACTTCTCCGAGTGTGGATCCAAGGACTACCTGGTTTAAAACAAACCGTCCAACTGAAGTGAGCTCATCGGATCGGTTGTAACTATTGATCATCCCGGTCTTTATTGTGAACGTGTCTTCGATGGATAGGGGTGATTCCGTGAGTTCTGAGGCCAAGAACCTTACAACGTAAGTGAGATCCTCGTCTACTGCCACATCATCAAGGTACCCGTAACACCGATCTTCCCCCGACTGGAGAAAAATTATGTCTCCTGGTATCGCCGGCACTGGTGGATGCGGGGCAGCGTCTGTTCCTATGGCCGGCTTAGTGATCTCCGTGGCTTCAGCGTACTTGCCCACAGTACAGCCAGATGTACTCCTGGCCTCCTCTATGCTGGGTATATCAACAACGGGCCGGGTATAGAGAACGTTAAACGTCGCTATAAGGAATTCTTTTGTCCCTAACCGCTCTCGGAACTTTACTAAGAAGTCTATTTGTGGTTGAGTGAGCTTCATGTTACGATCCTTATGGTAGATGCTGGTATAAGTATGCGTGATAGTTGCAATGCCTTGGTACGTACCGCATCAGTGATCGCAACTTCCGTAGAAAAAAGCTTTTCTACCTCAACTTTGTGGTCTGTTATGCTTGAATCCGACACCATAGCAGCAATTATGGTAGTGATAGCGGTTACAGTTACCTCCTCATCCTCGTTTTCGACGTAATATTCGATATGATGCGGTTGTGTCTTCCTATGGTGTGCTAGAATATGCTCCGGCAGCACCGTTCCGGCAAGGAATGGTACCTCGGGGTGCCTTGCTAGGTCGCCATGGAAGGTATCTATGGTCGAAAATAGCTCTATTCGGTTGAGTGTCAGGTCATTCTTCGCCGCTAACCTGATGTTGTGCTCATACAAGCCATGTTCTTGCTCCATTTTAGCCAGTATCGCACCAACATTAGCAGTATTGAACGAGTCTACAACAGTATCGTCCGGACTATTATGGTATTTAGCCAGCACAGCAGACAAATGTGCGGTAAGTTTATGGTTACTTAGGGTTAGATCTTGGTAATCCAGTAAAGTTTTCCATGTATGGAAGGACGGCATGCTCTCATGTACTAACTTTATGGTTGCATTCAGCACTTCGTCGTGCTCATCCTCATCTATTGCGGTCGTTAGGTAGGATTCTATTCGCTGTACTGTGGTCTCTGCAAGCACCCCGAGCACTTTTAGGAAAGAATCACCATCAAATCTAACCCTAAGTAGGGCAACAAGCTCTACTCTGAATATGTTTTCGTATATTTCTGACAGCTCGCAGGTAAATTCCACCCCCATTTCATGTATCTCGTCAAGTAGAATGGTGGTTGCTTCCTGCAAAAGGAGATTATACGTCACATCGTCCTCTTCTATGTGGGACAGATACTCTTTGTTTTCTATATAGGCATCCACTACTGGTGATGCTTGTCGGCATAACAAAAGAGTGTCGTACATACTGTCATCAACAACACTCTCACGGACTTTATTGTTCGGTTTAATCATATTAACTCCTCTCCATGCATGTAAATTTGATGGGGTTAGGGGGCACAAAGACCCGTATAAGATGTAGGGACTTACATGCTGTCGTAGCGAATGTTTGACAGCGGAACGAGGGCAGATAACAGCGGAAATAGGGACTCCATTATGGGCAGAAACAAGTACTTTTTCCCTATAGTTTAATAATTTAGCGTTCTTACATGGGGGGGGTCCCCATATAAATGGTAGGCCATATTGTTTTTTTACATCCTTTCATTACAGGAGATTCTCGCACTAACTTCTTGGTACTTTTGGCTCAATTTTAATGATTTTTTTGACGTTATTTTCGCCGATTTTACTCGGCAGTCGCTGCTTTTTTAGGGACAGTCTGGGTCCTATCTTGCGGGGGCTCTCTTCCTCGGATAATGACGAAAAAAAACATATTTTGGGGGCAATTTTATTGTTATTCTGCCCAGGTTTTCAGCTATCTTTCTTTGCTTCTCTGCCTTGCTATGGCGGCACCAGGATACTCCGACTTCACCCCTGTTTTTAGGCCTAAAATTAGCACTTTTTGGCTAAAAACAGGGGGTTTTTGCACTTTCATTCGATTACATGTATATATTATTGTTTTGCGGAATGCTAGTTGAGAGCTACTTAGCGGGTTACGAACCTTGCTAAGCGACCTTTCGAGGACTCACTTTTAGTAGTTAACCGTTCCTCGGATATCATCGATCGTCCTACCCGTCGTGAGATGATATCCGAGGTAAACCTAACCCACCACCACCTAATATTCTTGTCGAGATGGATGCATATTTAATGAATATCTTCTATGATTATATGGACAAACAATTACTAACCGCTTACAACTTGGAGCCTATAATGACTACACTTATATCACCACAAGAGAACGTATATATTTTTCCAAAAGTGAACCTATACACCGACGGGTCTTACCGACCTACGACAGGTATAGGGAGCCATGCTGGAATCTTACAAAGTGATGATCATGTTTTACTAGTGTCAGACAGTTCTGCGGATACTACCATAAACAGACAAGAACTATTAGCTGTCATAGCAAGTCTTAATACCTTAGTTCGTCCCTGCGATGTTACCATTTATAGCGACAGCAACTACGTCGTTAAGGGCATCAATTCTTGGATGCATCAATGGAAACAACAAAATTGGATCACAACAAAAGGGACCCCTGTGGCCAATAGAGACTTGTGGGAAGCCTTGTTTCATCATGGTTCTACCCACAAATTAATGGCAATATGGGTTAAGGCTCATACAGGACAGGCGCACCATCCCTACTTTGAAAACAACATAGTGGATAATATAGCGCAATCGATGAGCATTAAACCAAAGTAATATTGTTTATACTTGGTGCATAGGGGCTGCTACTCCTGCGAGTAGCAGCCCCTATGCGGTACATGTGTAATTCATTTGGTGTTATACGGCACTCGTTATATGATGGATACCGCCGCCTCATACATTATTTCCATCTTGTATGGGTCAGCTATAGTGTCCTGCATGGCCGATAACTCTGCTGCGTAGTGTCGTTGATACAGCGCAGGATACCTTGCATACCCTCCCTTTCCCCACTTCTTTCTTATGTCCCCAGTTACTACAGGGGACGAAATTTTCCCGTTATAATCATTGGCCATTGTTCGCTGAAATACCTTTAACAAGTTTGGACGACCCCTGTCGGCACTTGATACTATCTCGGATACCGCCGAGTAGTACTCACCGTCATAACTTGCCCGATGTTCCAGCACTGCATGTGCTACAGGTTCTGGGCGTATGTCGTAGTCCTTACACAAGATATCAGTGAATAATATCGAGAAGGGTCCGCCGTCCATCAGTAAATTGTAGCCGTCTAAGTGGTGGTGCTCTCTGCCATTAGAGACTAGGATGTCATGAAAAGCTGCTGCTGCGGCAACCTCAGACAGGCGAACACCAGCCCCTTCGCGATTAGCGGAGCCTGCCAATTGTATTGATTCTGTCATTACTTCTATGGCATGATCTAACTGATGTGCTGGATCATTGATTGCGTAGAACGGCCTGATCAGTGTGATAAGTGTGTCGTGTAAATGCATAAATCCGGCCCCCTTTGTTTAGTTACAGTTAGTATAAATTGCACTCAATATCAATCATAGGTAGAGTGAGTCAAGACTGTAATATATACTTAAAAGTCGAATGGGCTAATCAAAATATGAGCGCTTACCTACCGCATATAGTTAAAATCTTGAAGCATTTTTTCGGCAAAAATGCGACCACTACGTGTGTTACTTTCTCAAAGAAACACCGGGCCACTACGTGTACTACAGCTCCGGGTATATCTCAGACATTAACAGTTGCTTCTTTTCAAACCCAACGTCTATACTTAAGGAAGACATAGTTAAATAATTTGGTTTGAGATTAAAGTAAATAATCTTTCGGTAATCAATGAGTGGTATCAACTCTTTTGGTATACTATCATGATCCAAATCAATACATATTAGGTTTGGAAATTTCTTATGCTTCTCTATGAACCGGATAGTATTGTTATGTATTTTGATATCGGTTTCCTTTAGATAGTCAAGGTACTCGCTTGTTATCTTCTTAAGCGGAAGGGTGTATGCTTTTGTAGGAACTCGTATGATCTCATACTTCTTACCGTAGACCTCATTCCACGCCAGACAATATTGGTACTGACTACCGCTAGGATTTTTATATTGGTCCTCTGGTTTGATGGAACTTATTTTTAAAAAGTCAGTCTTACCGTCTAAGAGAGACTGCCTAATAAGCTTTTCTCGATCAATGGTTAGCTGTATAAGATCTCTTCCATGGATGGGCCCCTTGATAGACGCGTTTAGTATATGTTCGATAATAAATTCTTTTACGAACTTTGCGGTCTCCGGAGGAAAATTCGAGCTACGAATAGCTACTCCCTTTAAGTCTGCCGTAGGCTTTACAAGCACTGCGCCTTCTTGGATGGTCACTATACCTGCATATGTTTTCTTAGCCTCGTAGATTATCATGGTCGCATAAAGGAATTCATTCTTTAGAATTATGCGCCCAATGTTCTTACCTACGGCTCCTTTGGCTATGCTGAACTTTTTCATAGTATGGGCCATGGCTTTAGTTACCCAATATATCGTCATAGCAGTTATTTGATAGGCTCCTATATCATATTTTTGGTCCGTGCCAGTGAACCATAGCATCCAATGCTTTGAGGTAAATATGACACTATCAGTATCGGAAACGATGACCGTGTTGCGCCACATGAACTTTTTCTTACCGATGTTAGGAGTGAGAGTAGGATACGTTATAAAGGTATCCATAAGTTCTTGTATGTCGCCTAACATCTTATTCATATGTCGTGCTATTCCTACGTACTTAGCTACATACTCAGGTTTCTTTGTTGGGAAATCCCAGGGAGGAATGCCATCAAAGACATGATTATATATCGATCGGATGGCTATGTTTAAGTCTTCATCCACCGCAAATAGCTCTTCATTTGTCGCATCTGTTACGGCCGGTATCTTATCTATGTCCATTAGGGAATGTAGCCAAGGTTTAAAGAACTCGTGGTTATCCCAAATAAGGTGTCGCAGATTACCAAAGTAATACAGGTACGCAGTCTTACCCGTTGATAGTGATTCTAAATAGGTGTATACTTTCTTTAACTGTGCTCTCGGTTGATATTTATGAACGTCTGCTTTATAAAAATCGAATAGCTGATCAGTTGTAGGAACCATAAGCTTATACTTATTTAGAATCCTTATCAATTCCTCTTCCGACGGACTCAACCTTATGTTCACAATAATGTGATTCAATAGGGTCCGCTCATCGAAGAATCCAAAATTTCCACCAAGTAGTTGTTCGCATACAGTGAACGCATGGGATATTAATTCTCGTGAAAATGAGGTGGTAGCATTATACCCACCTTTGTCGTAGAAGATGTTATAGGGAGATCCCTTACCACCAGGAAGAGAGTTGGCAAATATTTTCTTTCTGGACTGGGCATTATAATTGATTGCCTCCAATACTTTATCGCCGCTATCAACAGCTTTAAATTGTTCTAGCTTGTAGTGGTTTCGTTCTTCAATTACTTCTTCCAGCATCCCAGCTATGAAGGACTTTTGAACCGTAGCCGATTTGTATATACTACCAGATGGCGCAATGACAGTGTCTGCTTTGTCGGATATAAAATCCCATAGGTTCTGCACTTCTACATCTTCCTGACCTGGCCGACTCACGATCACGTTCTTTACCTTACGGTCCTTAAAATATGCTTGGGTCTTTTCCTTAGCAAACTCCATAATTTTTGCTTTATCGCCACCCCTGACCGAGTGAATATACTCTACCATGTTATTGGCATATTCGCTCATTACCTGTGATTTTCCCATAAGTTCTCCTTGATTTAGCTTGTGGTCCAACGACATGCTGTGGACTATTGTATGATAGGTACCAGTACTTTTAGACTGCCATAATGTCTTTAATTACCGGAGCAGTTAATGTTATGACTACTAAAATCAGGAGAATTATTTTATGAAAAATTTACCAGTTATTATGACGGAATCAATAGATCAGGCTATCTTATCCGAGCTGCTCAAAGCATACGCCGATCATATGTACGATAAGCGTGAACTGAAAGCAGATTGTTTCGCGGAGGTGGCAGCAGTTGTAAGTGAAATGATGGATCGAGGCTTATGTACACAACAGATGTTACGAGACCTTGAGGTTTATGTAAAAAGAAAGACTCATGTCAAGCCATCGAAGGAATCTTTGTTTCACAGTAAACTTACTCGAAACATCATTACTGCTATTGGCAATAATCCATCCACGCTTGGATGTTCTACCCCCGCAATTGCCAACGAAGATCTATCTGGGTCTCTTGCTTCGTTTCTTGGATACGCGGAATCAAGGACCCCGGATGAGGATATCGTAGCACATATTGCAGCACTAAAGCATGTCGCTCCGACCACTACCGTCTGTCAGGATAAGTTATCAAACAGCTTATCTGAGCACATTGAAGGGCAGTTATCAGAAATAAAACGTCAGTTCAGTAAGGCATTCGATGCCGACTTTCTTGAAAATTTTTAACTGTTGTTACAGGCGGATGGTATCATGGGAGATCATAGCAAGCAAGCAGGTTGGTACGGCCCCAAAGCATCAGGAAGAGACAATGAGTTGTTGGATGCGGTAGGTCAAGTACTACAGGAATCTATCTCAGTTAATGGAATAGTAGCTTCTTTTGAATTACGATTGGTCCTGTCAGGCACGAAGGAGTCATCGTAAACTACCTACGGTATAGGGGGCAGCGCATGCAGGAGGAAAAGCTAACAGGAAACAAGTTAGTTAAAGCAAAGTTAAATTCATTACTGTCTAATTTGGCTATGTTTAAACCACATGGGACATGTTTAATAATGAACCATAGAAAAAACAAATGGGTGTTTAGTAACATACCCTTTGAACGATTAACAGCGTATGTTCCACTAGTAGATGACGTGCTACATGATGTTAAATTTAATGCGGAGCACGCCCCATCTTACGAATTGTATGAGCATTTCCCAGCCTTGGGCACTAAGAATCTTTGTCTGTCGCTCAAAAACTTTTTGACCATACTTAAAAAACTTGATCTAAGCGAATCCGCAGCAACCATTGATATAAATGAAAATGGAATATACTGTGAGGTCCCGCTATCTGAATCGTTCAAGTTGCTATCAGCTAAGTACAATGATATCAAGTATGCACTCGACGCGCCCGCAATTCTCGCCAAACATAAAAATTTTTACGACGGAGTTGCAGTAATAGACGAGGATAGTCTTCCAGGTAAAAAAGATAAATGGTATCGAGTACTTAAACAGTTTCAAAAGTACTTACTCGCTCTACCAGAACTCTACCCTGACAGACTTCGACTCTATTTTGGCAAGGTGCTTGATCCAATCGGTTTAAAGGTTTATACGCAATTACCAAGGGAGATCATGCAGAGATGCACGGAACCAATAAATGTTGATATCTCCCAAGACATACTGCAAGGTAATTCATGGACTATGATTAAGCTTTCTCCGGAACAACTACCCATCGAGGAACGCTCAGTCACCACAGTTATACAGGTCCCATTGATACCGGGTACGTCTACAATTGATGTTCCCGGATTCGTTAAGAAGTCTAAACTTCCATACAAGCATATCATTAAAGTATGGCGAGAACATAACATTGTTCGTGTCATTGCAGTGTTTAAAAATGACTTAGTCTCTACGACCTCTTACAGGCCAGGAGCTAAGTGGTTTCCATTTCGTATAGCCAACGCTAATGGACATTCTTAGTGCTTTCTACAAGCTACTCAGATTACTTAAACACACAGGATATGCTATTCCCTTATGTAAGTGTAACCCCATAAGTATTGTGCGCATCAGAGAGATGTCATGTGGCATCTCTCTGGTAATTTATTAGCGTGCCCGACTATTACATATGTTACAACCATAACTTAAGGAGAACAGCTCAATGGCAGATAAATTTTTAACAGTCCCAGACTTATCCATAGAGGATGAAGTAGTGACGCAGGGATCACCGATAGGAAAGTCATTGGATCGATCGCTCAATCAGCCAATAAAAGCGGATGCACCAGAATCGCCCGAAGGTCAAGAAAAATCTGAGGACGCGTGGAAGGAAGCAATCCGGAGTAGTAAGGAACAAACCACCGAAGAAGTACCACCAATTACAGAAACGGTGAGTACACCATCTATACCAGAAAAAAATGATGCGGGTAGTCCTAAAAAACTAGGGCCTGCCGACGTTTCAGAGATCGTTCAGATTTTATTGTCTGATACTGTAGAGATAGAAAAGGCATTGGTAGACGCCGGCCTTACCACTAAGATCTTAAAGGAGTGTATGGAGAAGGAGGAAGTAGAGCCTTGGATAGCGAAGCTTCTATTGGGCTGGAGACTACAAAGTAAGCAATTCAACCTGATGAACGATTCACTATCCCGACTGGTAGAGCTACAAGAATCTTTGGCTCCGGCGGACTCAGTCACGCACCTAAAGGACAGATTACACAAAGGAATGAAACAATCAAAGGATAATAGAAGTACGCCACTCACAGGCAAAAAAGCTGTAATGGCTGCTATTGGTAAGACGCAAGGGTTACGTAAAATCTACTTACACAACTCTGGTTTTTTTGTAGTACTTCGTCCGTTATCTATGCAGAAGCTTGGGCAGTTTTACAATACAGTAGACAAGGATCAACAAGAACTTGGTCGCATAATAGGCGATTTTTCTTTTATGGTGGCGGACATTAAGCTCAAAGAATCCTTCATGCAGCTTATGGAGGAGGAGGCTATAGTTGCCTCCAATTTAAAAGATTACGATACTCCCGGTACTATAACTCGTAATCTTTCATTCCATGATTATGATACCTTATTATGGGGGGCGTGCTGTTCATTATTTCCTCGTGGTATGGAGATAGGACTTCCTTGTGTGGCAGCAGACTGTAAGTATGTCGAGTCTAAGATCGATATAGATCTTACCAAGTTACGGATGGTCGCCTACAGTAAAATGCCAGAGGATGCCCAGTTAGCACTCGGAGGCGGAGGCGTTACCGAAGAAGAAGTCCAAAAATATCAAAAAGAGTTGCTTGGATTCACTGGGATGCACGAACAAGATGGTGTCCGATATCATCTTAAGGTCCCCACTATGTCGGAGTATCTTCAGAATGGAAATCGAGTCTTTAACACTATAGTCTTTGAGGTGCAGGGAAAGCCTTTGGTGAAAAATAAGGTGATCAACGATAGGGTAATTATTAATGTGTATAAGACACTTAAGCCTTGGATCTCATCATTGGAATCATTAGACGAGGATGGTAATATCGAATTCATCATAGAGCAAAGTGAGGATGCGTTGTATGAATTGCTCGATCCACTCGTGCAGGAACAATACGGGGGAGCCATCTATACTACAGTTCAAAATTTTATCCATGATACAAAACTCACTCACATTTGTTACTCCGGCTTGAAGTGCCCTAAATGCGGAAAGCAACCGCAGGGTAAGTACGAGGATTATATTCCATTGGATATGCAAATGCATTTTTTCTCCCTTGCGTATCATCTTCTAATATTGGGTGGACTGGGTATGTAAGTTCGGAATGGAAGGAAAAATATTTACAGGCACGTGAGGCACTAGCTAATGCCTCTGATATAGAACGTGCCTTTGGATTATTCATTCTTAATGAAAGCCATCTTCATAAAGAGGCTCTTCTTAACGATCCATCCCAATACAAACATATTCGATACCGACCCAAAGATGATACGCCCTCCAGCTCATACCTAGACGAGGCTATGAAATTAGCCTCCAAAGGGAATGTGTGGGAGGTATACCACCTAACACTTAATGACATACTTGATATGGACATCGAGACCTACTTGGATATTAAGGAGTCTCTTCGGCCGTACGATGAGAGGCAGCAAGCTGAGCAAGATAAATTAAAAGCACAGATGCGGCAAGGAACTGACCAATTCCCGGATCAGTAAGATTTTCCAAACAAGTAACTATATCAACTAAGGAGCAATATCGATGAACCGGCTTGAAACAGGAAGAACCATAGTTAACAATAACATAGGACTGACTAATGTATATGGTAAGGTAGATCTGCGGGCAACTATGGTAAGCACTATAGATACGATCGTTAATGGGCTTATGGAACATTGTGGCCCTTTTGGAAGCTACGCGATTATCGTCGATCCATTATTGCCAACCAGTCCTCCTACCTTCACAAAGGATGGGATTAATATCGTTAAAGCTATGGACTTTGGTTCTCCCATAGAAAATGTTATACGAAGGATGGTTATACATATTGGGAGTGCTGTAGATAGAGTTAGTGGGGATGGCACTACATCTAGTATCATACTTACTTTAGTGGCGTTGGCAGAATTAATAAAATCTGACGAAGTAGCAGCAATGTCTTATGGTCAAATAAAAGATGCCTACGATAGTTTTGTAGAAGACGTAACTTCTAGGAACAATTCGGCAAGCTACCCTATAGACGGACTTGTAACTGCTGAGCGTACTCGAACGCAGCTTATCAAGGCCGTGGCATTCCATCAAGCGTATACCTCGTCTCATGGAGATATAGCACTATCGGAACTTGCGGCGCAGTTATTTTCCTCCATGCCGGAGGAGGCCTGGGATAATATTGTATTGGAGCATGCCAAAAAAGAAACCACTACCAAGTATTCGCTCGTTGAAGAGACGTCTCAGTATTCCTTACCGGTCAATATTTTTTCTAAGAACATGTGCAATACGGAGCTTAAGACTCGGTTCATGTGCGAGGGAGCGAGCTTGCTCGTTATACCCACTACACTGACAGCCAACACACCAATGTTTGAAAGTATCCTAAAGTTAATAAGGGATTTATCCTATGCCGATGCGGCCAGTTCTGATCTTTCAACGATGGTAATCATAACAATGTCTGGTATCGATACACATACGAGACAGTTGCTTTTGGAGGCACTTGCGGCGCACAGTAAAGTCTCCAAAAAAGAGATAGCCATTTTTACTTATGGGTCGGAGGAGCCCTTACTTAATGAGTTAACTGGGCTGTGCCTTGTTGGTGGTGTGGACACGAACAAGGCGGCCACTGTTCCGACGGTGCAGGAATCTGTGAAGTTAGACTATAAAAATGGAGTGATTCGGATCGATGGGTTGTATGATAATCCAGAGGGTAGTATGATTCATCCGTATGTGAATGATAAGACATTCCCTAAGTTTGATGAGACATTAGAAACGATTCTTGGGATGATCAGTAAACTCCAACAGGATGAAGTCTCCTCATCTAACAAAAGAAAAGTCCAGGAATTACGCAGGCTCCACAACAAAATATTTCTAACTAGAAATATAATCGTTCGTGCGGGCGGCAACATCCATGATATGGCTTCTTCTTATGATCTCATTGAGGACGTTATTAGGGCATGCAAAAGTTCCCTACTGGATGGATTCACTGCTGGTAATAACTACGTATTTAGAACTTTGGAGGGGTCATCATTTTTTGACCATGCCTTCCGGACAGCAGCTAGAAAGATGGCAGTAGCAGTAGGCCTGCCTCCGAGTAGATTGGATCGGGAGGTATTTGACATACTCAGCCAAGAATCAGAGTCGGCATCTATTCTAATTGAGTTAACTGACTATTGTGCCCTTGATCGTGCCCTTGGTGGTGAGGAGTTTCCAAGCACACGATTAATAATACAACCCTCCAATATAACAACTGAAATCTTGAAGCGGTTTGGGGAATTGGCTTTACGTTTATTAAATGCGTCTAAAATAGTGACACCTGGTGGGATAGTCAGGAGAACATTAGAAGAAGCAGATAGACTAAATCATTCCCTGTAACCATAATACATAATTGGTTATATTTGACGAAAGGAATTAATATTATGATCATAGATAGCAAGAATGTTAACGTTGGCGATAGAATCTCATTTAAAACAATCAACGCTTATGATACGAATCTTTACACTGGTAATGTAATTGGGTTTGGAGATTACCAAGTCGCAAAAGGTTACTACGATGTTGTCACTATGTATTTTGAAATTGCCAAAACTGCTTCTTCGCTTATCCCAGCAGAAGAATCAATTTACATGTTAGTTAGGTTACCTAATTCAGATACAATAGCAATAGCTGTAAATTGGGTAGAGCCTACGACCCTATCATTAATAACAGTTACAGAGCACCAACGTATTACCATCTACAACGTACCAGCTGATGAAATTCCAACGGTATTGCAGCTACTTCGCGATAACAACTATCCTTGTGCGCATGAGAGTAATTCATAGATATTTCTTATACAAGAGCAGTGGAATTCCACTGCTCTTGTATAGTCCTATTTTTTTTCTTTTACCTGTTCTAACAGGGTGGTCCATGCAGATATACTTACACGGAACAGCGCAAAGTCACGCCTGATTGAAGCGTTGATAGTTTGTAACAAAGCTATGCTGCTGTTGGTTACTAATAGTTTATTCTTGATTATTGTTATCTCTTCTGTTTCCGCAGCAGGGCTACCCATGGGAGGGACTGTCCTACTCTGTAATTCTTTAAGATTATGAAGTAACTTTTCCAACAGCTTGTTAAGCATCGCCCCACCATCGTTCAATCCCTTCAAGATCCGATATATATTTTTAGTACTTGCTTCAGAACGCGAACCGCCCCAGGACGTCACATCGCAGTCAATATTCTTAAACTTTCGCATCTCTGGCATTGTCACAGTCGCTATACTGCCGGAGTTTGTGAGTAGCAATAGCAGGCCTGGAATCTTAAGATGGTTGGATTGTACAACGCGCATTAACATATTCTGGTAGTCCTCTGGAGTTATGCGATCATTCATTGGATCTACTAGGTTGTTCAGATTAACTAATAGGTCGGAATAAAATGAGTTCCTTGCAGTAAAATCTTTCCAGTCTCCGGCTACGCGCATCTTCAGGCCGGAAGGTATTTTTTTATAATCATCTACGGAGAACTTAGCAGTCTCCTTAATGATATACGCATTTTCTCGTTCTTGCGCGCTACCCATATTAAAAATTTGACGAATCAATGACGTGATCTTGTCTATAACAGATTTTATAACCCCATAGATCCCACTCAGCAAACCCTCCACGGATACTACTTGTCCGTCCTGACGCAGCCCCTCTATACCTAAAGTTTTTTCAATGTATGCAGAAGTACTTCTATCCAAACCATGTACGCTTATATGTTCGGCCATAGAGAGCAAATAGTCTACTTGATTTAGTTCGTCGCCGCACTCCTCAAATAGTTGTCGTATCTCCTCGTCATAGCTTGTAAGTTCTAAATGCACTGTTACCTCCCAAGTTGTTTGAATTTAGCAGCATGGTAATATTGTCGGTTAGTTTTAATTTTATCTACATCATCTAAAAGTTTCCTGTACTCATCCGTAAGCCTTCCGGATACTATCATTTTAATTATAGACTGAGGACTTTCCCAATACTCTAAGATGTTCCAGACGGTTTCCGACGCTCGTATCAATTTGCGATCTTTTTTTAATTTGGCTTGTTGGGACAGGGTGTTCTCGTATTGTTTTATGTAATGATCCATTAGAGGCTCGGGGCAACCCTCTTCTTTAAGTGCCTTCAAGGCTCCCTGTATTATCCTACTCGCTCTGGCTAATTGTTTCTCGTAAACCCCACCGCCGCCGGTGCTATCTCCCATGGCCACAATTAATATCATATCGGGCAAACTAGCAAGATGCCATAAAAGAGTACTCTCGGCATTGTAACGATTAGCACCAACGAAATCAAGTTTGTGATTGTCGTGTAAGGTTTTTAGTGCCGCAATTAAGTGCTCTCCAAATCCATGCCTTACCGCGAATTCATCAGCGTTACGCTCATTTAAGAACATATTTCTTAGTGTAAATATTTGGTCGCTTCGCTTTCCTTTCTTAGTTCTAGTTACCACATTCAGTGTCTCTACCAAACTTATAACTGTTCTACTAGTTGCCAAATTTACGGCAAGATAAAGAAACATCATAGATACATACAACGTTAAACATACTGATCCAAAAACTACGATAGCCCTACTGAGAAAATTAGATTCCCTAGCGATAACCTCATCGCCCGCTCGTTGAGCTGCTTGTAGTGTCTGTTCTTGCTTTTTAGACAGAAGATCCTTTGTATCTTTTGGCGTCACTGCATACTTCATTTGTTCTTTGAGACTAGCATATTTTGTAAAATGGTCTACTGCCGCAGTATACTCGATTGCTTGATGATACTTATCCGCGCAGTGCTCAACAACGATCAATAAGTGTCCTATCTCATGTAGTACTATTGATGTTATTTCTTCTGCCGTCAAAGCTCTTGTATTTTTATTTCCAACCTCTTTTATGAGGAACGCAGTAAATGGATCGAAGTAAAGCGTGCAGGTTATTTCGCCGCGTTGGATGGATCCAACCATTTTATTTTTAGTTACCATACAAGTGCTCTTATTAAACTTTTCTGCTACTTCTTCAAGTTCTTCAGCAGTCTCTGGCAATACGTCCACCATCTCTGTCCCAGTGTAGCCATCCATAATCTCATTGGCAAATCTGGAGTTATCTGCAAAAAATGGTAGCATTGCAAACTGCCCGCACCGATACGAAAAAAAATGGGTACCACGCAGTTCTATGTTGAAGTACTGTTTGCAGATGCGGGTAAGTCCTTCCCTCAAATTAGATTGTTCCGCCTGCACCCTTTTTATACGCTTAACGTCAGTAGGCTCCGCGTTTCTTTTTTCAATCACACTGTTGAATAGGTCCACCATCTCCAATCCCGGTTTGCTAATTCCTTGAAAGTCCACCGTCTCTAACCCGGTAAATAAATTTTTTCCTGAGTATAGGCTATCCATTTTCTCTCCTTATATTACGTCACTGTAGTTTATCGTATTGATAAGTCCTATATTATGAACCATGAAAAAAAAATATAATCGCCCCGTGAAGGGACAGGGGGAGGTTGGGTTAGCTTCCCATTTCACTAACCCAACATATAGGATCTCGCATACGCGTATAAGAATAAAGATCGCCGTTATGCAATCTTAGGCGTATACAGTATATATTGTATTGCCTAAGCTATCCTATAACTATCGTAATTAATAGTCCCATTGTCATCCCCTAGTATGTGCGTGTAAGTTTTAAAATGTATGTGCTAGGTCCCCCCTTCAGGTGCCACCATCAGGCTCTAGCAGTTCCCATGTCGATCATTACATTTTATAGTTCTTACATACTTCAAGGGTTACGTATATTGTATTGTATCATTTGGTCTCTTTCTCCCAGAAAGTCTTAATATTTTAGTTGCTTCAAGAGCAACCACTATAGCCAGATCAGAGTTGAGTATCGTTCGCAGAATTATATGTGCATAGTGGGCCCTCCTTATATTAAGGCTTGTACCAAACTACTCCACCATCTTCGGTGGTACAATAACGTTTGTGAGTCTTTCCACAATAACAGAGACTTAAATAAATAAAGTCTAATGCTTCACTATAGTAATATATACATAAAAATGGATGAACTTTAAGTGGTATCCAGCCAGGGCCTCGGCCCTGGCTGGATACCCGTGACAATAAAAAAAGTTTATGTAACTACTTGTTTTTAGCTTTCTTAACTTTAGCAGCAAGGTTGAGGCCCATAGAACAGAGCGTATACTGAATGCTGGTAATTTTGCTTGTAGCCTTTGCAAAGATAGCAAGATTTTTCTTTGTGACATCGATCTCTTTCTGAAGTTTTTTGGCTGCAGCTGCTTCACCAACTGATCTTAAGTCGTCGCAACCCTTAACAGCAGCCTTAACATTCGAGTCCATCTTCTTCTGCAACTCGTCCAATCGACGCATTTGTTTAACCATGCCGATACATGAGTCCAAGACGCCAGCCACATCAGAAGTACTGTAACCAAGCTTTTTGAGTTCCTCAGTTTTAAGGTCCCAGGCCTTTTCATTCTTGGATACTTTGTTTCCTTTTGTGATGTACCCCACTGACTTAAATTCAGTTTCAAGATAGTCAAAGTCTGCTTCTTCTGTATTATCGACCAGAGTCTGCATCCCATCTACAAGTCCAGTAACCCCTGAGGCCATTCGGTCAAAGTCTCCGGACGGAAGGATGCGCATTTTTGATTTACCAAATGCTTCTTCATCCAGCTCTTCCTTTAGAATACCGTCTTTGTACGAGGTAGCCTTGAGCAGAATTCCTTTGTTTCGATCCATCACGCTCTTAAAGAAAATAACTATCTTCTTCCAGAGATCAACGAGAAACTTTTTCACGGTTTGGTATGCAGTAATCAATGCGTCAGTGATACCTTCGGTTGCGATAGTCGCGACCTGAGTTTCGTTACTACCAGAAACTACGGTAGGAATTTCCGTATTGATCGCATTGGACAGTTCACTATCGCCATCGATAAGCTCCATAAAGCCTTTCGATACGCCGTGCTGTTCGATAGTAGCAAGGACGTTGGTTAGGTTCTCAAACGCCTCATCAAAATTTTCCAGGTTGACAAGAGCATCAGCAACAGTTGCCGCTGCTTCGTGCGTCTCATTGACTGCATCCGCAAACGCAATTATGGCAGCGTTGTTGTCTACAGGTTCGTCATGTGAAATGCCATTAATAAAATTAAACTTCATTGTTTCCTCCTATAGGAAGGTTGGGTTAAGTGGTATATACCAAGAAGTACACATAATATATTCATTCGAAGTTATGATGTATCCATCGAGCCAATAAAAATTTATGCGTAGTTGTGTTTTGTCGTAACTCTTTACTGCTACTGAGTCGTTTATATTCTCGACCTGGTGTTAGACATACTGCCTCCGTCATTGATAAATGCTCGAATCCGGCAACCTCTTTAGTGGCATCCTTATGCAGGCTGGAATGTTTAAGACACGCATCAAATAAGTTCGCAGGGCTAGGATCGGTTTGTTGTTCTTCGTAAAAATAATTGATATCTTGGTCTATTCCTAAACGTACCGCTAATTCCACTACGTCCAAACAATGATTAAGTTCGTGTTGTTTGTTACGATAATCTTCGGGAGGGGCATTGAAGGTTGCAGTAAGTATGTCACCAACCTGCCCTATGAATTTTTTTGGTAGCGCTACCGTAGCATTATCTCCCTGACGGCATCGATCACTATCTCCATCGACTCGATAGTCTAATCCACGAATCAGAATCAACAATCGTTTAATGGTGTCCCGAAACCTATTTATCTTCGCGTTATGCGCAAGCGTCTTGCCCTCATTGAGTAGCTCGCTGAGTGGAAACATTATCCAAGGCGGAAGTCTTCGAAATTCTGTAATAGAGTCGGCAATAGAAGTAAGTTCTAATAGTAGCTTTTCTTCCATCCATTGGACGATAGCAGAAGATTTACTCTCCCCTAATTTACAAATACTATCAATGGATCCAGTAATAAGCCCATGGTTATTAAAATCTGCGCCATATGCAATGTAAGTATTGGGGGTTAAATTAAGATCTATGTCGCGCATGGCATCTATCATAACTAGCCTTACGGCATACTTTCTAACCGAATCGTATGCCCAATCCTGATCTTGGCCAGGCGGCAAAGTAAATGAAAATTTCATATATCAGTTATCCTCTAGTTTAGCAATTTCCTGATTTAGCTTATTTATCATTCCCTCATAGTTATCAATAATTTTAATAAGCTTCAGGTATTGCGGATCGTTATGGTCAACCCCCATCAAATCGAGCTTTATGAGGGCTACCCTAGACTCCATCCAGTCTCTGTCCAGTTCCCTTAGTCTCCCCTTCTTAGCCTGGTAAAGGTTCCAGGCCTCACCAATGAATCTAAATAAATTGAGGCTATAGATTCCACTAATCGCAAGAGCTGCGGAAGTTTTAGTGAATGCCCTGGCGGGAAGAAAATCAGTAAAGAAAGATTTATTGCCAGACATAAGCAGTAAGTCGCTTCCGCTCTGGCTTAGTTTATTTATAGCGGGCAGATAGGAGCACGCGCCTTCGCCACGACAGACCCGATTGATTGTATTGACTACTCCTTGATGATCACTGATGGCGTTCATTCTAAACTTAGCAGTAGATCCGAGTTCTCCAGATAGCTCTGTTGTGATAGCTCCGAACAATGCTCTACCAAATTTAACAAACTCACGGAAATCTCTTATGGCACCAAATACCACCAAATGAGATACCCTAGTGTTAGCTATAGTTATGTTCTTATTCTGGAATAAGTTGTCTATGTTGTCTTCGATATCCGCCAGAATCTCGTCGAATTCCTTACTCACATAGAGAATAGAACCGAACACCGCAGTCGATTCAAGATCCGCCGCCTTTTTGGTAAGCTTTCCTCGAAACTGTTTATATACAGTAGCTGCCTTGTTGGATTTTTTACCAACCAACTCTTGTACCCGACGAGTCAGAAGATCAATTTGTTTAGTCTCCCAATTACTCAGGCATGTCCCGAGTATCTGGTTCTCCGTTTTAAGTAGAACCAGATACTCATAAAAGGATTCTTTATTAATGCTCTTTAGCTTTAGGTCTGATTTGAAAAGCGAGCCGAGTGCAGCCGTCATTTCTTTTATGATACTCATTGTAACCTCTTTTGTAAGATTGTTATAGATCCGATAAATTAAAAGCTTGGTGGCCTACCAGCAGCGAAGGTACTCATTATGGTCTTCAGATCAAATTTATCACCGCCACCGCCTGCACCCTTTGCCAGCAAATTATAAGTATATTCACCCGACTCATCTATTCCATGGTAGAAGATTTCAACCTGATGATATAACGGATCTACCACGGCAACGCACATCATAAAACTCTTCCCAAAGAACTTGTTACGCATCGCCGGAAGTTCGAAGTTCACAGAATTATCATTACAAGCTTTATCAAACGTGCCCTTAGTAATAATTAATACACTATTGGCAACGTTCATTCTCGGAGGGGTAATGCCTACAAGTTGTAGTAAGTATTTGGATAGGCTATTTCGTTGCGTTTCGAACATCCCCAACAAGACCCCATCTTTGTCCTTACTTAATGATTTTTTATGACGCGCTACCAGATCTCGCGCTGCGATGAAGTCACTAATGAATGATATTTCCCCAGCCCGCATTTGTTTCCATCTTCTTCCTAAGGGAGGGTCAAAGTTAAGATCGATGAACCCCTTGGCAACTTCAGTAGGAATGAATCTCGGAATAAGTTGGACTCTGATCTTCATAGTGATCTTATCTTTCCCAACTTTAATATCAATATCAATTAGTTTCCCAGTGAGGAGTTTGGTCTCTCCTTTCTCTAACTGAAAAGATTGTTCTTCGATTCCGGTAACTACCTTATCGAGATTAGTCTTTCCAAATTCAGATTTAATGAGTTCCACGGAATCCACGTATTCTTCAGTAGAGATTAATTGTAAGATGTCTCTTACCGTGCGAGTCCCATCAACGAGTTGATTCAGTTGCACCGCAGAAAACACATACCCGACGTAACTTTGGTGTAGCATGGAGATTAATGGTGGAATTACCTCATCATTAACAATGCTCTGTTCAATATACAATCGGCTCATTATGTTAGTTGGCTTAGTATACTGGGATAAGCTGGACGTCGTCAGCTCGTTAACCCGGTAGAATCGCTCCATCCATCCTAAGAACGACGAATCATCCGAGTTGTCTCTAAGCGAATCATAAAATGCTTCTTGTCCGGAAGTACTCTTTTTCGCGTGATTGTTTCTCATGTTTCCTCCACCGACAAAAGAACCAACTTTGTCGTGTTTATTTTATAGTACGGGTTAATATAATATGTTAACATAATACCTACAAGTAATGGTAATTATACCTTCATGCTGATATGGACCAGCTTGGCATCTAAACAATAGGAGAAACCTTATGAGCGATGAGACTAACTTTCTTAACGCTGCAAAGCTCATGGAGAATGCTACTGCCGATATAGACATTGTTCGATCGAAAAGCGAAGCAGGAATAGACGCCGCACACGTTATGGACATGATCTTAAAGTCCACGGGAGACGGTAGCTACAATACGCAGTTTCAAAATTGGTTTTCTAGGATGGATCGTTTTGGTAGGGATACCATGCCAGCTAATTCGGTTCATAGCGGAATGACATTTATAACACGACCTTGCCTCAATCTAACCAGTGCCTGTATACGACAAAGTAGGGTACTGGCCCCACTCGATACTACTAATCCAAGATCCACTGCCTTCGCTATAAGATGTCTCTTAGATACAAAATTTCAAGCAAACAACATCGACATAGTAAATAATTCTCCATTATTGGATCCATACAATCCATTCTTTATTCCACTATGTAAGGGATTGAGTAGTATCAACGGATGGCCGGATCCGATAATGCAAACAAGAACAACTGAAGGTGGGTTTCACAGTGAGGACCTAACCGTGGCTCTCGGTAGCGATCAACTAAACAAATCTTACGATCTTTCGTTACAGTTTAAAGACATTCCAAACGGTCCTATAGCTGCAATATTTTTGTCTTGGTTAGAATATATGCAGCATGTAACTAAGGGTACTATGACGGCATACAAGGAACATATTGACGCGCAGCAAATTAATTACTCCGTGTCTATATATAGATTTTTGTTGGACCCGACCAGAAGATTTATTACCCACTACGCTAAAGCCACTGGTTGTTTTCCAAAGTCAGTACCAATGGGTGCTATAATTAATATGAACGAGAATGAGCTTTATGTCGAAGCGGCAAAACGTCTATCTATACCATTCATGAGTAATAAAGTGGAGTATAATGATTATGCGATATTGTTAGATTTTAATCGACTAGTTGAACGCTACTGTCCCCATGTGAAAGAGAGTGCTACATTGGAAGCGCTGCCGATAAATAACTACACCGGCATTCCGTACATAGAAACTAATAAGCATGGAATAGAACTAGTATTTAAGGATGTACATAAATAAAGGGAGCATCGGTCATGACTGACACTAATAATAAAATCGCTTCGGAGTTATTTGGTAACCCGTTATCTATACAGAACATAGTACTAGAGGATATTCAAAATAAATTACTAGGAGGGACACCTGTAGTCGGAGTTAATAATGTCTTCACTGGTATACTGGAGGCCTTTTCTACTACTACAGCGGATGCAATAAATGAGGTATTAAACCTGCACCCATCCATCTATCCAAAAAGAGCCACTACCGCGACAGACCTATATCGACATATCTCTTTCTTGGATTATGTTGGTTTATTCGCCACGCCAGCTTCCTGCGAAATATTGATTAGTTTAGATAAAAAATATCTTATTGATTATGCTCAAGACTTTAATGATAACTATAAGAAGGTAACTATACCTACTGACAGTGTGTTTACTATTGCGGGAAATTCCTTCGGTATACATTATCCGATAGACATTAAAATTAATAGGGTAACAAATTCTATTGTCACGAGTTATGACACAGAAACGGTAAATCCATTACATCGGTTATCAGTCAACACGATAGAACATAGGGATTACTCTGTCAATGGGATGGAACTCATTGCAATACAAATACCTATACACCAGTTCATAAAAACAACTTTTGTGGAGGATCTTTCTCCAAACGCAGGTTTCGCTAAAGCGTATACGTTCGATGATCAGTTTTATGCATTGCGTGCCCATCACTATATAGATGGTTCCTGGCAGGAAATGGATCAGACATTGGCGGAAGATACCTATAACTCAGACAATCCGACAATTAAGATGGTAGTAGAGTTTGATACCAATAGAATAAAAATAACTATCCCTCAGGTATATTTTTCAAACGATCTTATGGGTAGTAAATTAAAGATTGCTATATTCTCTACTAAGGGTGAGATAGACATAGACATCGGACAGCTGTCTGCAGAAGACATTACTACTAATTATGTCATATCCGCAGAACCAGAAGAAAATAAATATTCCAAGATACTCCACCGAATACCAACACAACTGGTTGCGCCGTTATCGTACACTATTGCCGGAGGCGGAAATGGAATATCTTTTGAAGAGTTTCGAGCCAGGGTCGTGAATGATTCATTTACTGATGGATTATTAGTGTCACATATGGAGCGGCAAAAAGCGTTCGAGGCAGTTGGATTTGTCAGCAAGCAGTATGTTGACAACATCACAGATCGCATTTATTTGTGCTTCAAGGAACTTATAGATCCGTACGGCTCAATCATACCATCTGGTAATATCCCAACTCGAATAACGAGAGACGTAATAGCAAATACCGCCACTATTAAAAATAATTTAGAGGGATCTATCACGATACTACCGACCACGGTTTACAAGTATGTCGATGACATTTGTCTTGTTCTAACTGATACTGAAACAACGGAGCTATCGGTATTACCTAAGACAGAAAAGATAGCCATGTACAACAATAATATTTATACTAAGTGTCCCTTCCACGTTAGAGTCAATATAACAGATAAGTACCCACTCGCAGAATCTTTTGATTTGTCCTCTCCTGTGATAAATCGGATAGAACACATAGCAGAAAATATCAATGTTAGTTCTCAACTATCAATCTATAGTGCAGCTATAACGCATAAATCTGAGGGGACTGGCGGGTTTGAAATTAAATTAGTTGTTACCCCAACGGATGATATATTGGAATTACCGATAGAAGACATTGTGGTGTATCTTGATACGGATGATGCGGTCGGACCTAATGTTCATATGGAAGCAACTTACTCAGAAACAATCGATGGTAAGTATATTTATATTATTGGTTTGACTACCAACTATGATCTTGATGTAAACCATAATATCATATTATCACCATTCAATGATTTGTTTAGTGCAGTGGATGTCTCTATACCACTCAAGTTCACTTTACGGGCATCATTCATGGTTCATGGGAATCATATAGATTCTATAAGTGCTAAGAACACACCATTGAAAACCGCGATTGCTCCATCGTTTAATGAATATGTCCCATTGTTACAACAGAACATATACATCACATTGGGTGAACATGTGGAGTATGTGTTTTCAAGAGTTGATCTAATGTACACCAGCGAAGAGTATGCAAGACATCAAGTAAGTATCCCAGTGACCTATCAGTCCACCGTGTACGAAACAGACGCGCAAGGGATCCCGATATATACTACGGACGTTGACGGTAATATCGTGCTCGTGCCCAAGTATAATCAAGGTGATCAGATGCAAGATGCGAATGGAGATTTGATTTGGCTCCATGAGGTTGGAGATATAATATTGGATTCTAAGGGTAATCCAACAATAGCGGAGGATCGAGAACTAATCTATAATGTAGACATGCTCCATGTGTCCGCTAGACTTACTCTGTCCGAAGCAGATGAGCATGCTGGCTTTATGAGTATGGTGACCCAAAAACTACGTCAGTATTTTGATACCATCGCTCCAATACGTGAGAGGCTGCTGGAAAAAACTAAACTTTATTTTCAGCCAATACGATCTATAGGCACGGGTCTCTTTAAACTTGATAGTGACACTCACCTTGAAGTTCCACTCGAACTTGAACTCAGTCTGAAATTGCACGTGTATGAGTTCGTGGCAGCCAATAACCAGTATCTAGAACTTCTAAGAACGAGTATATTGAAACTTATTGATAGACATCTCGCAACCGGAATATTTTCTTTAACTGCGATCGCTAAGGAGATAAGGGAATCTATGTCGGAGCATGTCCGTGAGGTAGATATATTAGGAATAAATAATGACCCAACATTACAGACGTTAATTTCGGCCGGGGACGATTCACGGCCATCTTTAAGGCAGCAGTTGGTTGTAATGGCCGATAAGACTATCGGCATAGAGCGTCAACTTATCCTAAGAATAGTTACCACATGATCCCAATTATCATATTATGTAATCATTTTGCTAATCTGAAAGGAGCCACAAATGGAATCTATAAACAAGAAGCAGGTCTTTTCGTACGGAGTGCTGTATCACATCATTAAGAATGTTGCAACACGCATCAAACCTAATGCGGAAATCCCAGAAGATAAAGTAAGTAATATTGTATTTAATAGTATTCAAAAGAAAGCACAATCTTTGAATGAAAAATAAGGGAGGCGTCATCTGCTATGGATATTTTTGAGTTTTTTATGAATCGTATAGTAAGAGAGTATAAATCATTGCCGGAAGTGGCGTTCAATTCAAACACTTCCCTATCCATGTCAGCCCAAAACTTTATAGGTGGAGGAGACACCCACGGCGCTAAAATTAATAATGAACAATACATTATAAAATTAATTGAAGAGCTTGAACAGATATTCAAAAATCGTATACATCATGGGCAGGCACTCGAACACATTGATCTTGTCATTACGGCACTTTCTGAGGTGGTAGGGGATTCTATGGCCACGCTGTCGGTGGTTAAAAAGACCGTAGCTGCTTTAGCCGAGAAGACGCAAGCAATTAGAGCAGAACGACTATCGAGGGATCCTTACTATGTTGCTAACCATGGGGCTGATACTGGTCCTGTATTTACAAACATAGATTGGTCCCCACTAATAGCTTACGGTACGGGGTCTGCTATAATTGCCACAGTACACGAAAAGATCCGGATCGATAGTACTGAAATTACCGACAGTTGGTTGGCGGTACTTGGCAGGTTCCTTTCTCCAGGGGCGAGCAAGAATAATGTAAGGCTCAAAGATATTACGCTACCAAAAGAAAAAATTGACGAGATGGTTACCGTCATAAACAGTGCCATCGAGGACGTACTACCAGACGAAATAAGGGAAACGGTACGGCTTGTCACGACCCGGAAGAAGGCAATTCAATTCGTGCACAAGGCCATCAAAACTACTACCGGTCTACAATATCCAACCGATACCTTGTTGTTTATACTGAAACATCTTAGTAGCACTAGAAAAATAACTGAGGCATTAAGGAGCGAAATAGTAGAGTTGCCCCCCTCTGTCCTTTCGGACATGATGTCCAACATTAACTATTTAGATGAGGTATTTTTACTCATGGCCTACTCTGGGACATATCTTAGGGAGGTAGTGCTTGAACGAACTCTGGTACTATCCAATCAAATGATTAATCCAGATTGCCTCACTATCTTTACCAACAATAGTGGTACGCTAGAAAACATCGCTCACCATATTTCATTTAAATTTCCTACTGGAGAACTTCCGGCCAGGGGTATTACTGGTGAAGCAATCCTAGGCAGTGTGAGCTTTATCACCAATAAGGTTACTGCCACTGCAGGACAAAAAAGATCCAGACTACTGAGGCTGGAAAATCAATCAACAAAGATGGCCCTTACTGAGGTCCTTACAGATTATATTAAAGAAATAAAGGACGTCGAGGCCACGGTGTTTACGCACAACAATCCTAAGAGTTTGATTCCAATCGCCGCTACAAACTCTATAGTAAAGAACATCTCTATTGAAGACACGTTGTATGATCTCATTATTAAAATCCATTATAAAGGAACTTTTCTGGAAACCTTATACAAACAGCTTGGCGGTGCATATCTAAAACTTGTCGGTGAGTCTAACGAAATAACTCAAAAAGATCTCGATACCGTGGATATGGTCGTGTTGGTAGAACTTGTGACGGATTATGTGATGGACAAATTTATAAAATTATTATAAGTATATGTAACTAACTGTCGGCAGACGCCGACAGTTAGTTACGTTTCGTAGTTACGTTTACGCGTCGTATGGACGCAGTCTATTACCGCTCGGACTAAGCTGACCAAGGGAGCATAGTCCTATCTCATCTGTAGCGAATTCTGGGAGCCCTTCTACCACCTTCTTTCCAGGCTTTCTATCAACGTATTCCCCAAAGTTCTTTTCAGTTTCTTTTGCACATTTGTGGTAGGTCGTCCATAGATCTTTTTTAATAGAATAACTCAGGGCTAATAGCGCGGTATCGACATCTGCCTGGGTTCCTCCAACGGCAAAAATCTCTGAGGTGAGTAGTGCGTATCGCATAAACGCTCTCTGCTCTTTCGAACTCAGCACTCCAGTGATAAACGCCCGGTTGCAGATAAAGGTCGGGAAATCTGTTTCAATCCTCCCGATGTAACCTATATTCGGAACGTTTAAACTAAACCCTTTTGAGAGCATAGAGGCATTGCTCACCCCCACCCGATAGCCAGCTATAGAGACCTCTCCTGTGGGACGAAAGATATTTTGGCTGATCCGACTATCCTTGAATAAAAGATTATTCAAGGTTTTGTTTGAAATACTTTTAAACACCTTACCCCAGAGCTTTCTCTTACGCGGAGAAGGTCCTGGAGTATAGGACGTGATCTTACATTCAGCGAAGCTGGTCGCAAAAGTTAAGATCCTTAGTGAAAGTTTTTTGGGGGTAAGTAAACAATGAGCTACTTTCAATTCCGACATGACAATCCTCCTGATAATAAAAAATACTTGGTACAATAATTCAAATGTAAGCTACCGATCTTATAGCTTAGTGCATGTAGCTCCCGCACTAATCCCTTGTTTTAAATGGAAGAGACTGTTGCTGTGTTTGGATTTTATTCCAAGCAACCCATATCCACTCCATTAAATAACTGTCTATTCCGGAAGGGTATTTTTTTCGAAGCGTAGTACTATTAAATTCCGACACGGCATTCTTGTACTTTGTTGGGTCAGAATCTTTGTACTTTCGGTATGCTCGCATAGACAGCCTAACCGCTACCTCCTCAAAATTTATTGTTCTAACGGTTTCATGGATAATAGATTTAAACTTATCCTTCCAGTTTTTCTCGCATTGTAGGGCAATGCACGGCGGAGCCATTTCTTCTGTAAAATTAACTCCCAGTACCTTATAAACGCCCACTAAATTTTGCAAGTTTTGCTCATCTGAAGCTATTAAAGATTTTATAATATTGGCAGTTTTACACATAGATGCACTCCTGACATAATTAATATATTTAGAACACTCCCCCCTTAACTCGAGTTCCTAAACCATCCCTAACGTGTATCGCTACTTCGGTAATGCGCGTTCGTTTTGTATCATCCCCTCCTTTTTAGTTGTAATGAATTTCTTTAAGTTAGTGA